AAAGGCACTAGAGCTCATCATTGCACGGCGCATGACACTATCAGCTGAAGCATTGTTATTGAGAAAAGCTTCAGGGTTTGTACTCTTACGCATTTTCTCAACTAAACCAACTCCCCCCCATCTTTTAATGTCTTCTTGAGACCATACAATCTCGCCTTTGTGCACAGCTCCAGCAACTTCATATTTCCCACCTCGACCCGTGTAACCACCTTCAGCAAAGCCTTGATCTTTGATTGCCCGGATGTTTGCAATAATGCTAGCCCCTTGAGCAACTGCCCCAGCAATCAACGGTAAGTTAAGAGGAAAACCAGCTTTTGAAGCTGCTGCAATATTTTGCTGAATCGCAATACCAGCAGCTGCAATCGCATAAGCTTTATCTGCAGCGAACATGATTTTGTAAGCTTTAGATTGCTCTCCAAACATTGAACCAAACATAGATGTAAGAGAACCCATCATTTGGCCACCAAATGCAATTTGGGTGTTCAAACGATCTTGCTGATATTTATCTTCAATATCCTGAGCATTCTGAGCATATTCGGCAGCAATCTGATTGCGTTGGTCCTGAGCAGCTTGAATGATTGCTGTTTTCTGGTTTTCGAAATCCTGCTGCTTAATTAGTCCAGCTTCGAATTGAGCATTCAAACCATCTAAAGAGTTTTGCTCATTCAGGTCGGTAGCAGCAAATTGACTATCTGCTAAATCATTTGCAGCATTTAAACGGCTAAATCGTTCCTGATCCTGTCTGAAAAATTCTCCGGTACCATTCATATCCGCTTGGATACCACCCCAGTTTTGAGCAGCATTATTCACTTTATCGCGTGTCTCTTTATCCTGATTGGCTTTAGATAATGCGATTAGCTTTTGCCGCTCTTCTATAGAAAGCTTGGTATTCTTAAGAATTTCCTCCCGTTCGAGTCTGTAACGTTCCTGCATGGCTTGCGTTTCAGAAAGCAGAGATAAACGGGCTTGAAACAACCGCTGTTCCTGAGCTAGTTTTAATAACCCTAACTCTTGCTGTTTTTGCTGTTCCAGCAATTCAACAGCTTGCTTCTGCTCAAACTTACTTAATTCAAGGTCATGAGCTGCATTGAACTTTTTACGGTTAAAGGACTCTTCTAGTAACTGTTCCTCGGTTTTCTGGAACTCCTTATAGTCTTCCAATTTCGTTCTAAGGGCTTGTTTGGCTATAGCAATATCATTATCTGCACGACGATTTATTTCCGCCTTTATTTCTGCAGTACGTTCCGGGCTAAAGTTTGCTTTATCAACATCCTCCAGTCTTGCCTTTCTATTATTGTTAATCCGTCCGACTTCACTAGCCACCTCATTTTCAAGTGACCGTTGCAAATCCTGTTGACGTTCAAGTTGAGATTGAATATCACCAGCTGCTTTATCACTTCCTTTACTTGCACCACCTTTCACCTTGCTCTGCATCTTGGGAGATTGATGTAGAAGCTTAAGAGACACTCCATCCTCAAAGATCACTTCACTGACATAACCACCTCCCTTGCTGTCATACCATGTCTTGATATCTTTCACAGCAACATTGGTCGTGATTGGTGTTCCTTCAGGCATTGAAAAATCAATACCTTTATGAAATGAAGAAGCCCCTTTAGTTGGGGCTTTTCGTGGACCATAATTAGAACTGATCTTGTAGGAAGTTAAAGGTTTTCCTCCCGCCTGTAATCGAGCCAGATGTTCATTAGAAACTTTCTGACCTGACAATGAGCCACCATATCGGACGTCAAGATGTGGACCAGTACCAATACCGGATTGACCGGAAATACCGACCAAGCGTTTAGTAAGTTTTGCTTGTTTTTCAATTTCCTGCGTCTGCTTTCTTTTAGCTTCAGTTAATTTATCTTCTCGCTCCTGTTGTTCTTCGATGATCTTGAGATTTCTAAGTGCGCTATCAATTTCATCTTTAGACAAAATTGCACTCATTCCTTTAGCTTTTTGCAGTTCTAAAATGGCATTAGCTTGAGCAACAGTGTAACCTTTATCAAGCCAACCTGATTTATAGATTGAATCAATAACGCTATCTTTTTGCTTGGCTTGATAATCTTGCAAAGCCTTAGTTGCCTTTTCTGCTTCAGTAGCAGTATTTCCTAAAGCATCCGCTTGTTTTTGATGCTGAATTGCCGCATTTTGTGCTTCATTACCTCCAAGTTTCACTTCAACTCTTAATAATTTAAGTTTCTCAGCTGATAAACTTGCTTTAGATGCATTGTCATCATACTGCGCAGCCTGTTTTTTCAGATTTTCATATAGATCTGTAGGCAACTTAATTTTATTTAGACGTTCAATGGCTTCTGTATAGCTGATAGTTCCAGTTCTCGCTTCTTGGGAAATTTTTTCAACCTCCCTATTTCCTCGTGCATAGTTCTCGATATCAATTAATGCAGACCCTACAGCACGCGATGATTTCTCTAATGCTTTATTTTGTGCATTAAAAGCAGTAGTTAAATCATTAACTGCTTTAGCCTTATCATTGCCAGTTAATTTTTTTAACTCCTCATCAGCTTTCTCAGCAACTTTAGCTTGTTCAGCAAGCTTTTGCTTTGCCTCCTCTGCCTTATTATTAAAATAAGAATAGGCTGCCGCTAATCCCATTACTCCTAATGTTGCAACTCCAGCCCACCCACCAATTAATCCAAACGCCCCTTTAGCTAGTCTCCCTGCAATTGAAGTTGCAGTATTTAGCTTAATTTGAGCTGCTGTTTGTGCATTTGTAGCAGCAGTTACTGCTGCCTGTGCTTGTGCGTATCGAGTTGCTGCCGCTGTTGCGCCAAATTTAGCTTGGGTTTCTGCATTTGTTGCTCGCACATTCGCGAGATGAGCTTTTGCTGCATTCAAAGCAGCGGTAGCTTCTGCATATTCTGCTTGAGCATTTAATACAGATGCTTGGCGGCTCGCTAAAGTTGAAGCCATTCCCTCTTTAATAGCAGCGCTCTTCATCAAAATTGCACGAGTGATATATCCAATACCAACTACTAAAGCCCCATCAGCAATTAAATCTAAATTACTTGCAAGAGTTTGAACTGATCCAGCTAATACCTGTGCCGCACCACTTCCCTTACCTGCTTCGCCAACAAATTTTGTGATCTCGTTGTTTAGGAGTGTGAGAGACTGCCCGATTGTGATATCTGTTTTAGCAAAAAGAGCATCAACATCAGATTCTACATTTCTAAGCGCTTTTACAATTTCTTGTGAAGTAATTTTTCCTTCAGCTGCTACTGAACGCAACTCTCCTACGGTGATCCCCATGCCTTGAGCAATAGCCTTTGCTAGAGCTGGTGTTTGTTCCATAACTGAGTTGAGTTCTTCACCACGTAATGTACCGCTTGCCAAAGCCTGCCCGAATTGTACTAAAGCTGCATCAGCTGCTTCTGCACTTGCACCACTAATTGCTACAGCTTTAGAAACTGTTTCAGTTAAACGTGCTGTGTCATCCATTGTGAGGTTTAAAGTTTTGGCATTATCACTAAAACGCTGGTAGACCTGTAACACAGAATCCCAAGCCGAATAGGTTTTTTGAGCAATTCGGAAAGTGTCTTCCGTTGCTTTATTTAGTTCAACTTGATTATTAGTGACCAACTTAAGACGGTTTTGTAGTCCAGTATATGTATCCATCTTTGAAATGGCAGAACTTACTGTTACTAGCCCAGCCATATACCCAGCTAGTGCTCGCGTAGCTACAGATAAGTTGTCCATAGACTTAGATGCAAACTCACCTTTACGCTCAATACTATCCAGTTCATTGCCTAGATTGCGCGCATTTCGTTCTGCATTTTTTGCATCAATTACAATGACGAGACGTGATTCTTGTGCCATCTTACTTTCCTCTAGGCAATAAAAAGCCCACTCAATGAGTGGGTTGTTAAGGTTGATTTTTGGGTTAGTGTTTTTGCTTAAGATGCGCTCTTGTTCTCGTGATATCTCAATATGCTGGCAACCTTTTGGAACAGATAGCCCACTAAGAATCCATTTAAGATTATCCCGATACCTGTAATAACCATGATTCCTGACCATACGGTCTCGGTGCCATAATAAGTTCTTGGAACTTCAACTCGGCCAAACACAAGTATAAAAATAAATCCAGATATAATACCTAGAACAATTAACCCCCATCCGATGGCATTGCAAACTTCACTTTCTTTCATTGTTTGATATTGTGGTGTGCTCATGCTGTATCTCTTCTTTAATTACCAATTCGAATTTACTTTCTGCTGAGTTTTAATCTTTTCAGCCATATCATCCGATAGAGTATTAATCTTACTAATAATCAGTGGTGTGGACTTCCTACTTTCAGTTATAGGGTAATTTTGTGCAGGCATCATTATTCCAGCACTCATGTGCGATGGAGCGCTATAGGTTAAACCATCATAACCCACGCGCATTTTCCCATCCTTAGTGTCCACTCTTACAGTAAAATCAACACGTTCGTTTCCTGTCATTGCCAAGCACTCCATGCCCGAACAAGGATATCGCATATTGCCCTTTCCAATGATAGTGCCTGATGCCTTATCTTCATATTGAATTACTGCGTTAGCAGAAGCAAAAGCTACAGCGAACCATTGTCTAGCGCCATCATAAATCTGTGCTTGGTTTAATCCATCAATTTGATAAACCTTTTCAAATTTTACAGGCTCTGAGGGTTGTTGGGGAGTTGTCGCACACCCCGCTAAGCCCAATCCAAGAAATCCCGCTAATAAAATCTTTTTCATAATGTAATCCATTTGTTATTAATCTCACACAATTTAACAAATGGACAAAATAATGTCATCAAGAACTTAAAAAGGAAGATTCTCTACTAGTCCATGTGGTCAAGCCAAAATACATCCTCAAAATTTTTACATACACCTACTTTTTTGAGTTCTTTATATATAAGTAAGGCTGTATCGATCTTGACAGAATGTCCCTGCTCGGCTCTTGTCACATAGTTTGATAGAACTCTGCTACCACTAACAAAACCACACCGCTTTGATAGCTCATAAACCGTTAAGCCTGCTTTTTCACGCAAACAAGCAACATTATTCTTTACTTCCATTGCTGCACCACAAGTTAAATTTTAGAATATTGTAGCACAATAAAAGATAATTACTATTTTTTGTGTTAGCACAACAAAAAGAATTGACACAATAAAAGATATTAAATAAGATGACTTCATCAAGGCTAAAAGCCATGAAAAAGAAAACCCCTTGCAGACGTCGAAATCAGGCAAGGGGTTTATGTCTAAACCAATGGAGATTTAAGACATGTCTAATATAGCACAAATCAACGATACCAAAATATCAATTGTTAACTTCAAATCTGTTCCAGTTGTTACTACAGCAATGCTTGCTGATTTCTATGGAACCGATACAGACAACATCAAACAAAACTATTCTCGAAATAAAGAGCGGTTTGTAGAAGGTAAACACTTCTTCAAAATTATTGGTGAAGAATTGAAAAAATTTGTAGGTGACTTAAAGTCACTTGCAAATTTCCCTGCAATTTCAAATAAAACTCGATCCCTTATCTTATGGACAGAACGCGGTGCTGCACGTCATGCCAAGATGTTAGACACAGACCAAGCATGGGAAGTTTTCGAGCAACTTGAGGATTGCTATTTTGTCCGTAAAGAGATTTTAGCCAAAACCCACAAATCAGAACGTGAACCCCTAACCAATGCTGTAAATCTTCTTGTAGCTAAAACTAAGCATTTGAATTACAGCGATGCTTATAAATTAGTTCATCAGCGTTTCAATGTTCAGCATATTGATGAAATTCCATACGATGTAATACCTGTGGCTGTGGAGTATGTTCACCACTTAATTGCTATGTACAGCAAGGCTGAAAAACAAGGTTCTTTATTTGATGAAGATCAATTTAAGCTGCTCAAGAACCTAATTGATGCAATTATTTCCCAAAACTTTGCGACTAGTCGAATCTATCGAGCAGTACATATGCTTAACAACGAGCAAGGACACTACTTAGCTGAATATGCTTTTAAAACTAATATTGCAGTTCTAAAACTTACTCGGGCAATGGATTTAAGAGGGCCACTTAATAGAAAAATCATTAGTGATGATTTAAAAACCATAAGCTACACAACAGGCAATCAACATTATAGCGACCGTTGGTTTCATCCATTGATGGAATCGGGAATGCTAGCTGGTGCTTTGCGAATTTCTGGTGGTTGGTAGTCTTCTAACAAAAAAGCCCTTCGGGGCTTTTCTCTACATAAAAACACCCTCATATTTGAGGGTAATTTAACAAGTGGTTAATAATGGCGCAATAAAAAACCATCTTCTGGTGGTTTAGACAGCTTCATCAACAATGTTATCCACTTTGTCTTCTTTTGGAAAGAAAAGCTTATGGTTGGTATTTCGGTTTTCTGCCATGAATTTTCTTGCAGTCATGTCTTTAAATTCATATGCCGACCAGACTAAACCTGCATAGAAGTCTATAAATTGTAGCTCAAGGCACTTTGAGCTATCCATTGGCATAATATTGCATGACTGGTTAACAATTTGGTTTTCAATGCCACACTCTAAAACCATCTGTTTTAAATACTCACCCATATTCCATTTCAACGAAACCCGCTCACTTCTTCTGTCAGGCATAAAATCTACATATTTATGCTTGCAGATAGTCCCAAGAAGTAAAAGTTTCACCATATAATTATAGAAAGCATTTGGGTCGTTCTTGAATCTTGCATTAACAAATTCTTTATTTGCTGTAATTGAGCGAAGTTGTATATCTGGATGGTCTTTGATAAGTTTCGCAGTCAATTTGACGAATATTTCTTTATCTTTTAGATTCAAATCAACTGATTTTAATTCATTTTTTAAAGGTCTTTTTCTTTTTTCATATAATGCTCTTACAATACGCTGAACATACTTAACCTTATTCTCAGGCAAACAGATTGCTGCTAACGTAAGCATTCGACTGGAACCACCCTTTTGATAAGGCTTTTCCATATTCCAACCTAAATCACCACTTTCATCCAAGTATATAAATGTTCGCATATTTTATTATCAAGCATTAAAAAGCCCCTAAGAAACTTAGAGGCTAGAATTCGGTGCGGCACCTAGAGGCAACGTATTTACAATACGTTTACGATTATCGCAGTGTTTATCGTACCTCAATCTAGGCGTGGTGTATTTATACCGCGCTGCGACTACATTGATAGAATATTTGATAATGACATTCCTGTCAATACAGAATCGCCTAGTCAATGTCAACCACTTGACCGTATTATGTTACATCAATCGCGTTACATCCCGTCGCTTGTTCACAGTTAAGTATCGCACGTCAGCATTTAAGTCTTCGTCGCTCGTTGCGTCGCCTTCTTATGGCACTCCTCCAAAAACAAATTATCCAACGCAAAAATACAGTCATTAAAAATATGAGCAGCCACTGGCAAATCATTATGCTCTGCATAGACATTGATTGCCTGCTGATCTAAAGATAAAGGGATACCCTGCTCATATCGTCGGGATCTGCAAATAGTGCTAAATGCCGAAAGAATAGAGTCAGCCGCATAAGAATATTCTGGCGGATCCGGAATACGGCCACCTAAGAATTTGATTTGTTCGATTTCGTGCGGCGTTTTCGACGCATACGTTTTTTGGTATTTGTAGAGCTCGATGACTTTCCCAGAATTAAAGCCTTGTCCTTGTCGGCTTCTTCCTGAATCTTCTGGGCCTGTTCTTTAATAAATAGCCAGATCGAAATACCAATATCACCAAGATTAAGAAGCTTTGAGGCATTCTCAGGTGTATATGGCTTTTCGGTCTCAACAGTTTTACCGTCTACGATTTCGGCAAATACCACACCTTTCCAGTCTTCTATTAAATGGGCAGCACACGCATCCATTAACAATTCATGGTAAAGCTTGGCATTTTCATCTTTGACCATCACATCATAGCCTTTAGACGAGATCTGATTTCCTGCTCGTTCAATAGCTACCTGAAAAGGCTTATAAGCGATACCACGGACTTTAAATTCTGCCTGTACCTCTCCATCAGCACCTTTGTATTCGCACCATTTTGATACGTCCGAGCTTTTAATAATTCCGACTTTTAAAGCCATAACAACCTCTGATTTTTAGAAATAAAAAAGCCCATGGGATTCCATAGGCTTTGTTACTGAATAAGCTGATTACACGAGAGCACGTACAATCGTTGGTGCTGTACGGACTTGGGCAAAGTTGATATCTAAAGTAATGATGTCGTCACCCCCGCCATCTGGGTGATTGGCTTCCATCACTTCTAATTGAGGGAAGTTAAACGAGTATTTACTGCCTTTGCTGTCTTTAATATCAAAGGTCAGCGTAAACACATCTCGGGTTTTAATGGCATCAATCCACCCTGCCGCAGTTGCCGAGAACATGAAGGAAGCATTTGCTTCGATATCCATCATCTTTTCAATGTAGAACTCTGGTGTGTACTTGCCTGAGCCGATACAACGGATTGCTTCAAGATTGTTATTAATTGAAAGCGTAAGAGACTGCAAACACGCTTTACCTTGAATCGTCTGTCCATTTACCAGTAAGTTTTCCACGTTTGGCATGCTGACCAGTGGACGGGTTGTTGCAGCTATAGGATTAGTGACAGGATTGACTTGCTGACGTGTAAATGAGCTACCTACCAGTCCAAAATTACCAGTGATTTTCCCAGTTGTTTGAATGGTGATTTCACCGGTATTCACCTGTACACCACGGTAAATAAATACCTGACCGATATCTTCAAATACTTTGACCAGTGTTAAAGATTTACGTACGGTACCGCCAAAGCTTAAAGCATTTGCTGCCCAGTTATTAAAGGCTAAAGCACTTAAGAATAAGTCAAATGTTCCAAGAGATAGTTCAAACTCTAACTGGCCTGTTACCTCTGCTTCAGTAACCACACCACCTTGTCGAAAACGTGAATCTACTACTTCACTGCTTTCTTCAGTTGAGACGTTTTCAGATAAACCATCACTGACACGGCGAACCGTGTACCAGATCGGGTTTGCCGGAGTTGTTCCCAGCACCGCTTCTTCACAAGCATATAATCGAATTTTTGCGCCTGAACTCATTTATAGTTCTCCAAAATTTAGGCATAAAAAACCCGCTTCATCAGCGGGCAGTTATAAAAGATGGGCGTAAAAAAACCCGCTAAATTTGCGGGTTTTTAATGTGTTGCATCTGTGTCGGAGATCACTGGCGGTTCCACACCATTCAAGGCTGCAGCTACTGCCTGAGATAAGTTAGTAGGCTGGAACTCCAATGGTGTTTCACTCAACGGTTCTTCAGGCTCTGGTTCGGGTTCTTCATGCAATCGAATATCAATCCAGCGAGTTTCTGGAATATCTACAGGATTATCGAAATCAGGAATAATTGAGGCTGTTTCGATATCAAATTTTTTCTTGTAGGTTTTTACTGCAATATCCCCATCTTCATGCTGCTCATAAGACACAGCAACAAGAACATTACCGTTTGCATCTTTAGGCATTTCAATGTACCAGCCCTCTTTAGCAAATCCCAGAGAACCTTTAATCAGGTAGTCACCTGTACCTAACTTTTCAAAGTTAATCGGCTGTTTTGAGGCATCTTCATTGAGTTCAAGTGAATCAGCAAATAGTCTTGCAATCGGTGAAGCTGCCTTGTAAACCCCGTTCGAATCAACAGTGAACCCCTTGGAGCGAAGTTCGCCAGAAGTCTCAACAGTAACCAATTTGCCGCTGGTCGCGCTGTTATTGGTCGTATAAACGATATTGTTCTTGCTCGTATAAACGATTTGCTCTGCTTTACTTAAGGTGTCAGTGGATGGCACATAATTCCATGCAATTACAGCCATACAATTGGCGCGTGTTGAGGTGTAATATGGTAAAAATAACTCCGTACCTGTAAATTCTCCACGAGTAACCACGATAGAAGGTGCATAAGCAGCTATATAGGGATTTGTATAAATACTAGTGGGTGCATTCTTAAAACGAGTCTTTTGTCCCCCTGCTTTATAACCAGCATCAATATCATTTCCGGCTTCTGAAGTTGGAGATCCACCATAACCTAAGTTAGATAAACCATAAGAACCATAAGCTGCTACATTACCGCTTTCTACTCCAACACCTCTTGTTGCCGCTGCACCTAAGCCCGTAACTTGAGTCCAGTCTGGAGTGAGGTTTGGAATGCCCGAAGCAAAAGGCAGCATAAATTGCCGCTTACCTTGAGATGAGTTATAAACAAAAGGTCGGTGGTCCCAACTAAATCTAAATAAAAGATTTGCCATTATGCAGTCACCCCGTCAATTACCTGAAAAGTCAAAGTTTCTGTATGCTGACTAGTACCGCTCACCACAGCTTTGATATCCATCTGACACAGACCCAAAGGCCACGCTGCAGTACTTGCCTCTGATTTCACATTCAGCCACCCCTTTTGAGTACTCTGATTTAATACTGCACAAGTCAAGGTTGCTACAGCGGTTCCATCCAAAGTTTTAACTTGAGAAGTAAAGGTATATCCCGTTAAATCAATCGCTCGACGCACATCATTGGCTGGATATTGCAGCGCGTCATCCATATCAACGAGCTGCAAATTTAAGTTGAATGTGTCACCACGCTTAAAAACAAAATTGCTCATAAGTGATTCCTATAGACATAAAAAAACCACCGATGAGGTGGTAGTGAATAAGGCATAAAAAAACCGCTTCTTAGCGGTCATTTAATTAAAGTAATTTAAGGTTTGTAATCTAAATCAACACTTACTCCAGTAACTACATTATGTTTAGTTCCACCAAGACTATTCACATTGGCCAAACGTATATTCACATCGGAAACACATAGCTTGTTTTCGCTTTGCCACTTCTTCAGTTCAACAGACATAACATCTTCAAGATGTCTTTCCAGTTCTTGCCGTTTAATTTCGATTTCTTCTAAAGTCAGCATACATGACATATCAATTCACCTTAAACCCAATGCTCACATTATACTGAATGAA